CCTAAATGTCAATAAAAATAAATTTATTTTGGAAACATTATTTTTCAATAAACTTATCCATTGACGGGAAGATTTTTGTAATCGCTTCGGCACAAGCTATAGCAATTTCCATATGTTCTTGTTGTGTTCCATTAGACGAACGCAGTTCAACATAATGGATCCATGAACGAATAGAACCTTGCATATATAAACGGCTTGGTGTATTACCTTCAGGTAAAAGGGCACGAGCTTGTTCTTTTGCGATACCGTTTTCAATAGCCCAAGCATATGATTTCATAGCTTCGTTCCAAACCTTTCGTTGATGAACTTCCCAAGCCATATGCAGAGAAACATCATCAGTCATAACACTATTTTGACGGTTCTTTGGATCTTGCAATCGAGCCTTACGAACAACCATTTTACTATCTAAGTCACGAATATCGGCATAGCGTTGACTAAACTCTTGGAATGCAAATGAACGGTGGCGTAACATTTGGCGAGCGATATCACGAGTTGTTTCAATTTCCAATGTTGCATTAGCCATTTCAAATGGAGACCAATGAGAATGTTTTGATAGATAGTTGAGCAGTTTAGGCGCAGTCTCTTGGTTTAACTGATTGGATGGATTTGATACTCTAGCACAATATGCAATCAAATCTTGTACATCATCTAAGCCAATGATTTCATCTTTAACTGGTTGTGAGTATGCAATTAGTCTAGCTTTCATATTACGTATCCTTGTTCGCGGATGCGGGCCTTCCATGCGCCGCCATTTTGTTGTTCTTTAAATTGCAGCTCAAGCCACTCTTTATCTTTTGATGGTTCAAGTGTTTTAATTATAGTTTCTATTAATTCTGGTTTTAAATTAAGTAAGTTCAAGATTTCCTCCAATTAGCAAATTTTAATTCAGCTACCAAACCTTGGTAGATATTTTCTTCTATCATTTTTTCAGGATCATACCCTTTCATATAGATATCGTTTATGTCTTTCGCGGGAACGTTCTCAGGCCAAATACATACTTTATATCCAGCTTTGATTACTTTTTCCATACGATCGCAAATTTCCTTATTACGTGGCTCAGCATCAAATACATATATCGCATTATCACTTGCAGAGTTGCCATTGCCTTCTGCGCCATTCATAGAGATAGCATTCTCGAGGAACATACTGTCTATGGCGCCTTCAACAATATAATAAGGTTGGCTGAAATCGACTTTGTCCAAACCAAAAATCTTTGGTCTTTCTTCAAACAATATAGTTATATATCTAATTCCGTCTGGATCAAAACCACGAGCGGATACACCAAAGCAATTGCCACGTTCATCAAGAAATGGTATGATTAAACGCGGTTCGTCTTTTTTAAAATTTGGAAATTTATTTGGTATAATACTATTGATCCATGTCTTAAACTTAGGAGCATAGTATAAACGATAATGGTGACTTGTAGGGATTTTGCGTTGTTCAATATAATACTTGACTGGGTGGTCATGTTTTAATTGACTAACTTTTTTGATTTTAGAAAGGGGATTTTGTTTTTTAAACGTAGGTGCTTTTGTTTTAAACTTACTATCGTCAACTTCTTTATCTTTAGTATCCTTGATAGTATTATTGGCTTTACCTACAAACTTATCAGCCACATAGTCATTATATAGTTGCTGGTCTTGTCCTTTAAGGAAGTACGAGAAGCCCTGAGATGTACCACAGTTGTGACAGTAAAAAGAGAACTTATTATCCCGCTCCAATAACCAACCACGTGCCTTTGAGCGGGACTTTTGAGAGTCACCACAAATAGGGCAGCGGAAGTTAATTTTATAGGGATTTGTGTTACGTATTTTAAAGTTATCAAGTCTGCCAGATAACATCTGAGCATACTGAATGTCGACAAAATCTACCATTATATACTTTCCATATTGAATATAAACATTATAACAATAGAGCGCTATAATGTCAACCGTTAATTTAGTATATCACAGATTTAATTGTATGTCAACCAAATAGATCAGGCCAAGACCATTTAGCAAAGAAAAACATAATAACAGCACTTACACCCATGATATAGTAACGCCAGTTTTCCAATGTTGAAATCTTTTTTGTTTGATCGTTAATACGAGAATGCAAACCACGCTCCATGATTTCAAGCTTTTCGAGTATTTCTTTATTACTCATAGCTCGTTTTTCAGCGTTGTGCTGAGCAAGTTTTTCATGGTCACCACGTGACGATCGCCTATATTCTTCGAGCCTATCGCTCAATACTTGCAAACGTAAATCTTCAGTTTTTCGCGTTTCGTCTACTGTTCTTTCAATTTCTTCAAGCTTTTCTTTAGTAAAAGCAATTACTTCTGATTGAACAGCTACGTTCTTGCTAAGGTCAACCATAACATCCATTGATGTTTCAACCTTGTTAAAGAACTTTTGAATTTGTTTAATATCACTTTGGATTAACCGTATATCGGTTTCCCAATTTTTTTCTGTAGCCAAAATATTATTCCTTTAATGCCTTTTGATAACGGAGGCTAGTGGCGAACTCCATGATTAACTTAATCACTTAAAATAATATAATTTGTATACGCTACTATTTATCACGCAACGCCTCTTCATAATAGACAATTATTGCTTTTTGTTCGTTTATATATCTTCGCAATTCTCCAATACCAATAGCAAGGTTTTCATAACCTTTTGAGCTAATAGCAAATACTACAAAATTTCCATTTTTACCTTTGAGCTCATTTACTTTTTCGTCAAGGTTATCCTCAGTAATAACCATCCACTCCATAGGAGGGAAGTCAACTAAAGGCGGTCTCTCTTGTATTGGGATATTTTGTTTTTGATATTCAGTCTGAGTTACCACTACTGGTTCCGGTTGGCTCAGACACCCCGTCAGTATCATCAACATCGGAAGGAGGAGTAGTATCTTCGGCGATTTCGTCAATAAGTTTGTTAACTGCATTCTGTACTCTTTCTTCTAGATCAACAGGGTCAGTTAACGCTTCCATGTCTAAATCAATGCGAGCAAATTTGTTACGCAATGTATTTAAATACTCACGCGACTCTGCTAATTGTTTTGTAAGATTTTGGTTTAATTTTTCGTTTCTCTGGGCATCGGCAACCATTGTGTCCACAGTATTTTGTAATGTTTCAGTAGCCGCTACTAGTTTAACGTTATTGGTCCGAAGAACGCTTATCGTTTCCTCAGACCAATCGTAATACTGTTTGGCACCATATCCTACACCTGCAAATAAACCACAGACAATAATTAATAGATATAGTTTAGCCATCCTGACACCTTATTACTTTGAGCAATATGATGCGTATAGACCTTCAAATTTTCCTTTTGAACAGCCATACTTTTCTTTCATCTTACCATACATTTCTGTTTTTGTGCAAGATGCATTTAATTTTTTCATGTCAGCGCCGATTTTAGCGTCGTCGTCCGAGTCATCGTCGTCGTCAGAATCGTCGTCGTCGTCATCGTCATCATCATCATCTTCGTCTTCATCATCGTCGTCTTTTGCTTCTTCTAAATCTTCTTTTAAAGCTGATTTATATTTTTCTTCTAAAGCAGCGGCAATACGTGTTGCCATTTCTTCTGCGAATGCGTCTTTCATTTCCAATGGATTTTTATCCAACGCTTCTTTGATAATTTTTTCTAAAGACATTTCTATCTCCTTTTGGTTGATTTCTATATTCTATTTATCTATTTAAACATTTTAGTCTGGGTAGCAGGACCTACAATGCCATCAGCAACTAATCCATTTACATTTTGCCATTTCTTTACGGCGGTAAGAGTTCCAAATCCAAAATCGCCGTCAGCTGCTACGCCAATTGCTTTTTGCATTTTCTTAACGTCATCGCCTTGCATACCTTTACGTAGAGTACGTACTGCGCCTTTTGTTGTTTTCTTAGGAGCTGGTACTTTACCACCAAGGATTGCTAACGCTTCGTCCCAACGGCGATTACGATCTTCTAATCCAATTGTACCACCATTAATCTTTTTGGTTAAACCTTTATTGTCACCTTTGTCAGCCCACTTTTCTAATTTATTAGTAGACCAAAACCAACAAGCAGACTCGAGAGCGCCTTTTGGTGTTGATACATATTCAGCAGCTTCCTCAGCACTTATGTCGATTGAACTTCCAAATTGTGCGTAATTATTTCTTCCTGTAAGCTGCTTGATACCTCTACCCCTAAAGAGCCAGCCATCGCCGGGATTAACGTTTCCCAAGGCTCCTCGTTTGGATCTAAACTCATCTTGGTAGACATAGTTTGCGATTTTTTCTTGGTCTCTTGCATATTCCTTTGCATCACGTTTTCCTTTTCCAAAATAACGACCAAACACTGAGTTCAATGCTTTTTCTGAATAATTAAGATTTTCTACTAAGCGGGTAAAGTCTAATGACTCATGTGCACATTGTGCCATAAAGCCAGCGATACGATTATTTGTATTGATTTCATATTTTTCAAACATCGGAACCGCTGCTTCGTACCAAGCCTCGGGATCTTTATTTGAAGGAATCATTGCACTAAATTGTTCTAAAGTAATCACTTATTTGTCTCCCATTATGTCTCTTAGTCTCTTTTTCTTTGAACTTTTATTACTTGACGTCCATTTCTTTTGTCCTTCTTTAGACATATGACCGCCATCCATGCCAGCAATGTTTCCACTACTAACGCTATTTGTAGGTTCTTCTTGGATCTCTGGTTTTGTATTGATTTTATATTTTTTTCTAAACGATTTTAAATCAGCTGACGCGGCTTGCTGTCTTTTCTTTGCAGCATCAGCGTCTTTAACATTTTGAGTATGGAGTTTATCAACGTCCATTCCACGTTTTGCCAATTGTTGTCTAAACCTTGCTCTGCCAAACGCTTCATTTTTTCTATTGACATTTTCTGCAAGTGTGGTATAATGATTATATCTACTAGAAAATAATTGTATTGATTCATCTAGTTTTTCATCAGTGATATCTTCATTTAACATTGACTCGTCGGTAAACGCTTTATATTCTTTAATTAAAAATAAGGCAGCCGCATATGATGCTAGTTTTGAACTACCACCCGGTACTTTAGCCAATAATTTTTTCAGGTTAGCAATCATACGATCAAAAATACGCCAAGCAGCACGTTGCTTTTTCGTTGTAAAATTCTTTGATTTAATTAGTACCTTACCATTTTTATCAATAATGCCTTCTTTGTATGCATCCCATTTTTCAAATGGAGTTGCTAGACGACGGATAAATTGGTATACTAAAAATAGATCTACTACCATGTTTATATTCCTTTTAGCTTATCGCTAATGTATTTATCTGATTCTATACTATCTCTATGTATTACAAATTCGTCGTACATAACGACCTGTGGCATGAAATTTAAATATTCCACGAATGGTTTTAAAAACCCATGGTATTCATGGAGTTTCATAAAAAGCATGTTAGTTGCTTCAGGCCCAAAGATATTGTATATAACGATCAAGTGGTTCAGGATCAACCTTTCTTTCAAATCATTATCTTGTTTGTATCTACCAAATAGTTTGCGTAAATACTGAAATCTTTTCAAGTCCTCATCAAATTCGACTATATCAGTACAATTAGGATTGTCGTAATATTTCGAAGCAAACAACAGAAAGGTTGATTCTGTCAATTTCATAATTTATCTTCTATTCTATTATGCAGGATCTGCTACGATTGTATCGTCGCCTGTACCAGTAACACCATCATCGCCGACAGTAGCTTGATCCACTGTTCCGCCTTTCATTGGCACTAAGCATTCAGCGTGGTGTCTTCCACCATCTGTATGATACAACCACCAACCCGGTCCTGTAATACCTTTGGCACGGTTTGATGCAACAGCTGCTTCTTCATCAGAAACAAAGATTGCGTTATCTTTATCGTTTGATTTATTTGGATTATTAGCGTCAGCAGAAAGCCATTTCGGTGCCGATGCTGCGTTATCCAATTTTGCCCATGATCCCATTGTAGTTCTCCTTAATGAGGTTTAGTTATAGTTGTATTTATTTATTATTTAAGTCAGAGATTTTTTGATCCAAGTCACTAGCTCTTTGCTTCATGTCAGAAATCCGCTTTTTGCGCTTGAATTCTTTTTCTCTTTCTCTAGCCATTTTTTCTGCTCTATCGCCTGCTTTATCTTGTTTTGCAGCCTTAGTACCACGAATACTACCTTGCTTTGTCATTACTGCTCGTTTAATACCTGCGCCCGCCAATCTTCCGGCGCCTTTGGCAACCCCACCAATAACCTTAGCCACGCCACCAATTGCTTTTCCTAGTAATTCGTTAAGTTCTTCTTCGGTCATATTCTCTAATTGTTCTAGAGTAATATTATGTTCGTTAATAATAGCAATAATGTCTTCGTTAGTTGCTTCATTCTTTGCAGCAGGATCGCCTTTAGTTACTGTATGAGGTTTACCATCAATGTGTACAATAGCATTACCATTCGTATCCATATTACCATTATAAGTACCGTTTTTAACAGCTTTACGAGCAGCTACAACCTTTGGATGTTTAGGGTCAAACGCTTCATTCTTGGCATTACAATTACAGTGAGCGCAATCAGCAGGGCAATCACAATCTTCTGCTTTTACATCAGCGCCACAACACTTGTCTGAACAATGTGTGTCTTTAGCTTCGTTAAAATGTGTCTTAAACCGTTTCATTGTGATTTCCTTTAGATATATTACTGTCTATTTATAAAATAATTACCATTTGACCTTGTCAGCCCAGTATGCAGCTGACATTTTGCCTTTAGCAATGTTTTTACCG